GATTATCATACTTCTATTGATGTAACTGACAAAGCACTGATGACTGTGTTTGGTAGAATGAGACTATCAAACAAGCCTAACGTGTCAGACATTGAGAGAATATTGCGATCCTATGACGAAACTGATGCACAGACATCAGCCGTGATACTTTTTGAATTGTTGCAAAACCAAAGTTTCGTTTCAACCGTAGGAATGATAACAAATCCAGTCAAAATGTTGCCTGAGTCATATCAGTCATTGTACCCCTTGGTACATGAGCAAGGTAAGGAACGTCACCGAGTAGCTTTTCCCCCATTAATGTTGGGAGCAACAGCACCTGTGAAGTCTTACAATAATGACCATGCATGCTTGGAGCACCGCGTAAAGAATGTGGCGAATAAGGTAGATACTTATCCACCATTCTTTTGGCTTTGCTTAGATGAATTTTTGAAGCATTTGATACCAGAATCTATGGTAGGGTCTTTGTGCCCTTTAGAGCATACCCAGCAAGAAGACAAATTCCACCGACCAACACAGAGATCATTAATTGATCAGGTAAAACACATGATGTTTGTAGACAATAATACTTCTGTTAGGAGTTTCCAGAAATCAGAATTCTATGGGAAGGTGACAGCACCTAGGAACATTAGCACATTGCCGATGGGGCACAACTTTAGGTTGGGCCAATTCACGCATGTGCTATGTGAGAAGATGTTGAAACCAGCGGATTGGTATGCTTTTGGAAAGCATCCTAAAATGATAGAACAAAGATTGATGGAACTAGCAGCGGAAAGTGAAGAATTGTTACCAACTGATATTAGCAAATGTGACGGATCTACAGGGTACATTATGCATTGTTTGATGGTTGCGATGTTTATGAGGGCTTTTTCAGTGGAATACCACAATGAAATTCAACGGCTGTTGAAGAAAGAAGCTCACATAGGCGGAATGACCACTAACGGAGTGTATTATACCACTGATTATAACACTTTATCGGGCTCGAGTTTAACCTCAGTCCGAAATAGTGTCATAAATGCATTCATTAACTACGTATGTATTAGATTCAAATGTTCTAAAGATGAAGCTTACAAGAATTTGGGAATGTATGGAGGAGACGATGGTGTGACGCGTGGAGTGACGGGAGCAGAACTTGAGAAAACATTTGCCATGTTTGGAATGTTACTAAAGAGTGAAATGGTTCAACAACATGAGCCCTTACCATTCTTGGGTCGCATTTATTTGGATGTATGGACCACCCCAGAGTCCATATGTGATGTCAAAAGGCAATTGTCCAAGTTACACGCTGTCGTATCGCCACATTTCGTGCCAGTGGAAGTAGCAATTAACCGTAAGATGCAAGGATTCGTAGCTACTGATTACAACACACCCATCATAAAAGAATGGATCGAATTAGTCAAGAGATTGTACCCCAACGTTAGTCAACAAGATATGCAAGACTATGCCTTAAGTAGCAATAAAGATGTTTCTTATTGGTCAAAATTCAAGAGTCCCTTTTCACCATTGGTCTCATTGGATTTAGCCAACAAAGTGATAGCTGAAAACTTAGGCATAAGCGTGTCAGAACTTGATGATTATAAAGGAGCAATCAACGCGATAGAATTCGTGGAAGAAATGACAGACCTACACAAGAAATTACCAATAGAAATCAAATGTGAAATAACGATTGTCAAGCAGGGCGAAATTATTAATGGCAAAATGAAAGACCACCAAGCAGCTGTGATTGAAAACGCGACTGTGGAGATAAAAAGCATAGACAGTGTTATACATAAAACTAGACATATCAGACCACCCATAAAGAATATGTTTAATGAACCACCTCCTCGAGAGGCCACATTTGAAGAAAAGAAAAGACATGAAGTGTTAAAGACTTGCAATTTCATAATGAGAAAAGAACCTTGCCCATTTGGGCCGAAATGCAAGTTCAGTCACCCAAAAACAACCAAGAGTGACTGGAACAGACCACAACAACAACACAAAAACTAGAACCTTGCTTATCCTTTGTTGAGTTGGACTTCGCCAGTCCAGACATAAATAAAATGGTTACAAAACGTACACAAAAGCGCAAACAGCGCAAAACAACAAAGAGCAGAAAGCCCGCAATGATGAATGCACCCACAACTAATCAGGTGCAAACAAAGTTGCGACAACTACAACAACGTCCCCTTTATAAGACCCCTAGTGCAAAAGCAATGATGAATTACGACATGGCATACATCAAGTGCAGAACGGATCCGTTCAATGCAACAGGAGGTGGTATGATACCCGATGGGTCGGGAAAACGAGTAATGGTAGATCACAAGTTATATTATGATTTCACCACTACAAATTCTGGTGAAGCTAGATTATTGATAGCTCCATTCATGCCCAGTCCAGTACTCTTCAAGCCAGGAGTTACTACAGCTGGCATGACAGTAAATGGAAATGCAATTACTCAAGCG